CTCTCATAAGGGTTCAGACCGAGTATGGTCCCTACTTCACTACCCCCAACGCCCCTAGACCGCTCAGAATGCCACTCAGGGCTTCCTGGCTCAAAGTTACCCAGCAGCTTTGCCCCATTTAGTATTTGTGGTGCGTAAATCTCCAAATTCGTCCTTTCATTGGATAGCCTTATCTTATGAAATGGCTAGGTCATTTATCAAGTGAGTATATGAAATTGTTATTTTCTATACAGGCTGTAGGCGGAGTAGAGTGCGAAAAGCACCCTGCCCTGTGGTATCCAGAGGATGAGCCAGATGCCACGGTGCGGCATCAGATGAGCGTAATTGCTAAAGGTATCTGCTACGACTGCCCCATCAAGAAACAGTGCTTTGACTATGCGCTACGCACTAATCAGAGACACGGCATCTGGGGCGGCACTAGCCCCGAAGAACGCTGATTTGACAAACTGAATTGGCAAGCCTAGATTGCTTGCATGATTTATCATCCTGAATACATAAAGCTTGCTGAGGCAATGGAACAAGCGCCGACAATCCCACCCTGCACCAATACAGACCCAGAGCTGTTTTTTCCAGATCAAGATGCGAATGTGAATCTATACATGGTAGCCAAGCAGCTATGCGCTCAGTGTCCAGTTATGAAGCAGTGCCTGACTTATGCACTGAAAACCAATGAGGAGTTTGGCGTGTGGGGCGGACTAACGGCTTACGAGAGGCGCAAGCTTAAAAAAGGCGGGAAAATCACAGTGGCTAAAGCTACTCGTGCAGGACGAACATACGACTGGAGACGGGGAGATGTTCAGACCGCGATTGTTTACAAGGTGGCCTAACAACAGCGCATGGCCGTTGTCGCACCTATAGATAACGAACCTAGTCTTTTTTGAAAGCAACTGAAGTCAGGATAGACAGCAGTCCAGCACCTAGCGATACCGATGCCAGGCTAACCCAGTCAATTGCGAATAGTCCGATTGAACCAGTTCCTAGAACGGCAATTGCAGACTGAGCTACTGTCTTGATGGCGCGCTCGCCAGCGTAGCTCCAGAATTCCAAACTAAAAATCTTCATTGTCCCTTTTCCTTGTCTTTACATCTTCGTATGTTGCAAATGCAGTATAAGCGGTCAGAATGATGCTTATCAAGGCGACACCGCCGATTATTAGTTCCCTGCTGACCGAACTGTCAGAAGCGTAGGTGGCTGCACCAAACAGAATCATCAGGGCAGATAGAGCAAAGCTCATGTAGATCAGCCTGCGGCGGTGTTTCCAGCTAGGCATCGAGACGCTCGTCAATGAACTTTTCAGGGTCAAAGACAGTGCCGAATGTTACCGATGTGACCCTTGGGCCGATTGTTAGATGGAGATGAGCGCCCTTGGAAGCTGACCCCGTGTTGCCTACTTTGCCTACAGTCTGGCTTTGAGTAATCACAGTTCCTGGTTTTAGTTTTGGCTGCTCCTGCAAGTGGCAATAGCCAATGTAAACAACTTTGTCATTGATTGAATCCCAGGCAGTCTGCACCAGCACCCAGCCAAGAATGCTTGACCACTTGACAACCTGCACGGTTCCACCACTGACGGCGGGGATGCGTGTGCCTTCTTTTGGTGCGTAATCCAGCCCACGGTGCGGGATAACACGGCCCTTGATTGCACCGAATCTGGAAGTAATTGTCTTTTTAGAAAATGGGTGTCTCATCGTAGTAATGCCCAAAGAGCTGCAATGAAACCTGTAACACCAGATCCGAGTGCCGTAAAGACCAGCTTCTCAATCCACTCCATGCGAGCAAGTTTCTGCTCTACTCGATTCATGCGGGCAGGTAGGTCTTTGAGGTTTTTGATATCGGCAACTAGCTCAATCTGCACCGATTGAACCTCGATGAGCTTTTCGTAGATGTCTCTTTGCGTTATGCGAACGCCGTTTGTTTCCTCAGCCATGACTAGCCTAGAAGTGCGAGTATCTCAGCCTCTGAGAGACCTAGTGCTTCGAGCTTTGCCTTTGCACTTTCTTTGTTTGCCTGTTTCTGAGCCTCGGCAGCTTCTCTCTCAGCCTGTTCGATAGCGGCTTGTGCGGCTTGTGCCTCACGCTCAGCTATCTCAGCGTCGGTTAGGGGGATAATCTGCACCTTGTCAGGGTGGCCTTCGGGAAGGCTGCAATCTACAACTAGGCGTGTTGGTCTGTCTGTCATGTTTTTATTCTACCTGTTCTTTAGCTGACGGTTACTCCGCCAGAGCTTCCTTTTAGCACTCCATATAAAGTTGCTGAGCTATATTGCAAGAAATTAGTTGCCTGTGCGTTGACAATAGTGATTTTATTTATAGCATTGGTGCTTGACCACAAACCAGCAACAATATCTTGATAAGAAAGTGTGGCATTTTGTTCACTAACAGAATCGGATGAATAGCTTTTATTTGCTGACCCTGCATAATTTGGGATGTAAATTACATGATTGCTGAAGGTATTTGAGGTGCTTGTATTTGAATTTACAATTCCAAAATAACCATTAGATAATGAGCCTGAACTCGCAGAAGAGCCTGTGCCTTCTAGGAATCTTGTGGAAAGTGAGGTATTGCTGCCATTGAAATACAACCGACCCTCATCAAATGCCGCTGACCTAGCCGTTCTTAGAGATAGCACCAAATATAAGTCTGTATAACTACCAGTAATTGAAGCAAACTCAATTTCTGCCTGTCCCCCACTCGGCACTTCCACATGACCAATAACTGTCCAAGCACTCATGTCTAGCTCACTATTCCAAATAATGAAAATGTTGTTCCACTTTGAAAAGCATTGACATTTATGTCAAGAGTTGCAATATAAACACTTGTTATTGCTGCGGTATTAGCCCATCTTGAAGCGGAAGCTCTAACTAAATCCGCAGAAGAACCACCTCTAGATAAAACCGTTTTGTGTTTATCCGTAGCGGAATAATCCATAACTTGCACAATAGTAGTGCTTTGACTTGTTGTCATGCGACCAGCCAATGCAAAACTAAGAGTTCCAGAACTAGATTCAGCAGCACTTCCAGTTCCATTCATTTCAACATAGGAATAATTGCTTCCTGTATCCGAATTGAAACGCACTCCAGTTGTCCTAGTCGCATCGGTTGTTCCAGCTATAACCAACACTAAGTCTCGGTAGGTGGCAGGGATAGAAGAAAAAGTAATGCTTGTTGCTGTGCTGCTAAGTGTCGTATTAGCCAAAGCAATATAAGTAGCAGTAGGCATTATGAACTCCTCAGACCATATAGAGAGAAACGAGAGCCAGTTTTGAAAACTGTTCCAAAAAATTGGTCTAGAAAAATAGTGGTTATAGCAGATGTAGAATTCCAAAGCCCGCTATTGAGGCTTACATAGTTATAGCTTCCAGTAAGACCAGTCATAGCCCTAATCGTAGTGTTTTTTGTGGTTTCAAAAGGATCAAGAATATCAATTATCACCGCACCGAAACTGTTTGCTGTTTGAGTATTGGCGGTTATTGAATTGATTTCTATGTTTTGATAGTTTGTTCTAGGATTGCTTGATTGAACATTGCTTCCGTTGCCTCTTATATTATGAGAGGTGTAATTATTTCCAGAATCCCCATTGAATCGCAGCATAATAAAATCATCAGTATCGTTTCTATCTGTCCTAGCAAGAATTCTCAATTGCAAATGCTGATAAGTAGAGCCATAATTTGAATTGACATTAGAAAATGTAACAGAGGTAGTGTCGCTCCCCAAAATTTGCGTTTCAAGCCATTCATAAGCACTACCAGCTGGAACAGGGGCAACCCCTGCTCCCGCAACAGCAAGAACTCCTAAAGGAATAGGCATTATGCAGTTATCTTTCCAACTACTCGGTAGGTGTTAGCTGCAACCTTTTGAACAGTTGCGGCATTGTAGGTCTGATCGACCTTGAAGGTGACTGCTGTTCCCGCTGTTCCTGCACCAGCCCAGTCAGTAACGCCTGTTCCTGCGGCGATGGTTACAGTTCCACCCGAATTGCGCCAGATGTCAATGCGCTCACCCACAGCCAGAACATCTGGAACTGTGACAGTTACAGTTCCTGAAGCCACATAGATCGTGTCGTTTGCATCTCCAGCCACGGCAGTGTAAGAAGCCGTGATTGAGTTGACCGATGAAGTAGCTGCTGGGTAAACCTGCTGCCAAGCTGAGCCGTCATAAACGGTTATCGAGTTGCTGTCAGTGAGGTATGTGACCATGCCCTCTGAGGCAGTGCCGATGGCAGACCCTCTGGCAGCAGTGCCACCAAAGACCATGACGGACTGCTCCATCAAGTAGCCGTTGACATTAGCGGCGGTTAGAACCTCGCCCGCTGAGAATACTTTATAGCCAAGACCTGCCATGATTTCCTTACCAGCTCAAACTGTATGAATCTAGTTTACCGAATTCGGCATCATCCAATACTAGGTAAGCATACTCTACCGATTGGAAGCCGAATTCTACGAAATGACGGTCTGTTCGGACCGTGTGATTTATCGAAATAACCTGCACAAAGCGTGAGATTTGTGAGCCTATTCCGTTGGGGGTAAAGTCCACCCTACAAATCGAGCCTAAATCTACGCTAAGGACATCTTCTTGTTCTGCTGGGTCTAGCTTGTGTAGGGCAACCTCTAGGCTACTGAATCTGTATTCTGGCTGTGAGTATTGCTGAGCAAGAACCAAGGCAAGTTCAGCCAGGTCATTATCGGTTGCCAACAGGACTTCTGGGGCTTCTAATACCCTAAGACCATAATCTTCAATACTTTGTGTATCTGTTGCTGTAGCGGTTCCGCCTCCAGCCCTGGCAATAATAACGCGGTTGTAAAGATTGTCAGAACCATAGCTAACTTCTAGATTTTGGAAAGGTATGGCTGTTGCACCAAACTGCACGAAGTTAGCAGATGTTGGTGTTTGAGATCTGTCAATAAAGGTTAGGCGACCATCTTTATCAATAAAAACAAGACCTGGCTCTGAAGCTGCAATTTGTTGTAAATAACTAAAGGCATTCTCATTGGCTTGAATCGGAAATGTGCTGAGATTGGCCTCTCCAGTATCAATGTTTCTTGATTCTGGCGACCAGTTGATTTGGTCAAGGATGGCAGATACTCTGGCTCCTGTTTTTTGAGCTGTTGGTGTGCCAGCAGATAAAACCTGGTTGGAGATAATGCTTGTTGCATCATAGGCAATAGCTTCTGCAACCGAATCTCCATTGGGCAGATAACTGAATGCCCAGTCATCTATCCAGCCCGTGTATTGCACCTCATCTGCCGTAGAGACTCTAATCTCGCGCCTAGGCACAATGTTGCCTGCAAATGGTGACTGATCGTAAAGGGGGTCAAATGCCCTGTCGTGGTTATTGAATTCAACATTTAGCTGTCCAGCAGGGAAGCTAGCAAAGAGCGATGATTTACCCCTAGAAATGGAAAAGGTCTTTACTCTCTCAGTAACATCTATAAACTGCAAGCCGCCCAACGGAAAGCTGGCATTGTTTAGCTGACCCTTTGTAGCTGAATCAAGGGTAAAAAAGTTGCCAGCACCAGAGAAGCTGGTATCAAAACCAACCTCTACCTTTTCGACTGGCATTGCCATTAGACGGCCACCGATACGCCTATGCCACCGTTAGCCCTCTGGAAGGCCGTAAGTGCATCAACAATTTCGTATCCAGCCTTAGCACCACTAGCGCGGCTATCTGCATAGGTTTCTAGATAAAAGTTATTTACGGTTGTTCCACCAGCGGCTCTGGCTGCGGCAACTAAATCATCAACCGACATACCTGCACGAATATTCGAAACATCTATCGGACGGAATGCCTTTATGTCTGCCTCTAGGCCGCGGTAAATCTCAAGGATGTCCTCAGTTCTAATGCGCTCGAATACGCTTAGATTACGGGTTAGCCATTTTTCAGCATTGTCAATCAGACCACGGATTTTTCCAAGCGCAAGCAAATCCATTTGTTGTATGTTTGGCACCTCATCCGCAGCTTTTTTGCTAGCGGCTTCTGCTGCTCTGACTGGAGCATCTATGGCAATTGTTAGGCGTGACTGGAACTCGCGGCTAAACGCTTCTGCCATTGATCTAGCAAGTGCAAGGAGCCTTTCCTGCTCAGACTTGATGCCCTCTAGCAAGCCATAGGTCATGTCCTTGCCAGCTTCATACATGGTCATGCCGACATCCATGCCCAACTCAGCACCAAGCTTGTTTAGCTCGTCAAAGATTGTGTTTAGCTCATTGACTGCCGCCTGACCGCCATCAACAATTCCCTGCGCGGTTTCGCCACCAGCCTCAGCACCAGCCTGGACAAGCTGGTTGAATAGCATTGGGTCAAGGCCAAGGGCCTTTAGACGGCGTAGGTTCTCAGCGAAGTCGCGTGACTTAGCAGCCATGTCGCGGAAGCCTTGGAGTAGTCCCTCGGTCTTGTTCTGAACAACTTGAATTGGTTCTTCATAGCTACGGGTTACTGTGACCTCAAACTCGCGCAGAGAACGGCCTAGGGCAATAACACCGCGCTGAACTTCTGTGACAGTGCGCTTTTCTGTTTCGCCCTTGAGCTTGCTAAATAGCGATGTCAGTTGGAGAGCGCCAGTTAGTGCACGCTGGTATTCGCCAATCAGCGTCTCGGATAGGCTGAGCTTCTTGGCCATTGCATCGCGTTGTTTAGCGATTCCTCTCAGCGCTGCTTCTTCAGCAGCTACAAAAGCACTGATGTTGTCAAAGTCCGACTTGTAAATCAGGTCTTGTCTGAATGCCTGCTTGAGTTCTGCGCGGATACGGTCAACCGAGCCTAGGACGGCTTGCTCAAAGCGGCCTAGTTCTACTTCAATGTTTGGCAGAATCTCAATTGAGCTGAAATCTTCTATGGTCTTTTTGAAAGCCTCTGCTGCATCTCTAATTCTTTCAAAATCACGCTCAGCTTTTTCTGCGGCATCTTTGAATGGCTTGATGTATTCTTCAGCAGCCTTCATGCCAGCTTCAATTAGATCTTGCTGGGCCTTTTCAGCCTGCTTTGCCGCTTCAGCCATCTCCTGAATGCCGTCAGCAGTTTTGTTGAACTGTTGCTGGAGTCTGGCTAGACCAGCAGGCCCCATAGCCACAATGCGCTTGTATGTAGCCTCCCAGTTGTCTGTTCCAAGAATTGCTTGAACAAGTCCCTCGGTGGCCTTCATAGATCTGAGCTTGCTTGCAGCAGCTTGTTTTGCTACTTCTTCAGTCAGTCCCTCAAAGAAACTCTTGCCCGTTTTCTTTCCAGTTGTCTTTGGATCTGTCTCTGCAAATAACTCATTCAGCCGCTTTTCAAGTTCTGCCTTGGTGTTGCTCAAACCGACTGCTGCGCTAAGAGACAAAACCTTTGTAATGTCAATAGCAGCTAACTTGGCATAGGTTGAAATAAGCTCAAAAATTTCTTTCCAGTTAGGTCTTTTCAGAGCTTCTTCAATAAAGGCGGCACTTAGGCCCAAATCCTCCATGCTTTGTTTAGCATTGCTTTTTTCAATTGCATCGTCAATGTCTTTGAATACGCCAGCTAGACCACCAAGCTTGCCCTCTGCGTTGACTGCACCAGTCGCAATTCCTCTTAGTGAGTCCTCTAGCTTTTGGCCTGATTGTGATGCCTCTAGTTGAGCAGCGCTCATTCTTTGAACTGAATTTAGAGCAAAGGTAGTATCGTCATAAAACTTACCCATTGCGGTTTCGTTTTTGTAGGTAAGCCTCTCTAGGTATCCCTCAATGTCGGTAATTTCTAGACCGAATAATGCACCTAGCGCTCCTGCGTCTGCTCCTCTTTGCAAAGCAGTAAAGTCAAAACGCTCAAGTTGCAAGAATGCAGCAACAAGATCAAGGGCTTCTTTTGTTGCTCTACTCAGACTTGATGTAGAAGCATCAAGAGCCAATACTAAAAGATTGCCTATTTTATTTGCAGCATCTAAAACTGGAACGGTAATTGCACCCAGTATGTTGACGAACATACTAAGCAAATCAATAACCTGTTGTAGCGGGGCTATCAATAGGAAGAACGATTCGCCTAGAACCTTGATAAATGGAGTCAGGGACTCTATAGCACCGCTAAGAGAGTTGGCAATGTCAACGACCTGTGGACCGAATTCTTGAGCTAGGTCTGCAAAGATGTTGTTTACTTCTGCCAGTGGTTTTTGTAGCGGAGTTCCAAAAGCAACTTGTAAATTACCAACAATGGCATTTAGTCGCTGTTGTGATGCGTAAAGAGTGTCAGAAGCTCTAGTGAAAGCACCAACAGCATCATCGGCTCTTTCAAACAGCATTGTCAGACGAGCTTGGGCTTGAGCCAGGTTTAGTGCCTCACCCTCCAGGTCGCCCATTCCTTCAGCAGCAAGACGAGCATTTACTTCGCTTTGCTTCATAGCGACACCGAACTTTTCAATTGGGTCGTATTCACCACGGAATAGGGCTGTGATAGCTAGAAGGGCGGTCTGTAGGTCATAGCCATAGGTAGTCGCCAAGTCTTGTGCAAGTGTTACAAGTCTTTCGGTCTGATCTGCTGATTGCTGAGTTGTAAATCCGTATTGCTTTAGAACAGAACCTAGGAACACCGAAGCTTGAGCTGCTTGGCTTTGTGATAAACCGTAGTTCTCCACTTGCTTTGTAAAATTACGAATTTGCGGCGTAATGTTCTCAAATACCTGATTTAGACCAAGCAGGTTTCTTTCAAACTGAGCAGTCGCATTGACCGAATCTATTGTGAACTGACGAGCAGAAGTAAGGGCAGAAAACGCTCCAAATGAACCAGCGGCTAGACCAATCTTTCCAGCCAGACTTTCAAAGTTGCTAGTCAGACCCCTGAGTGCGCCAGACGCCTGTTGCAGACCAGCACTGCGAAAGACCGAAAGAATCGGGAGTATCAGGTTTTGTAAAGCCATTACTGTTCCAGCCTTTTGTTCATCATGGTAATAACATCATTCATCAACTGAGAAGCACTTGTTTTGTGCTTGCTCATGTATTTTTCCATAGTTGGCCACGCATAGCGCGAAGCCTTGCCCTGCCGCCTATTGTGAGCGCGCTGATCTAAAACCCTAAGCCAGTCATCAATCGCTTCCCTACGCGCGGGGGTAATGACATGGCGCTTGGTAACGATACCTCTACCGAATAAATCTGTCTGGTATTCGCGGCTAAAAGACCCTACTGCTTTTTTAGCCCTGTTGCTTTTTCCAGCCATGTCAGCCACAATGTAAGCAGGCGACTTGACTAAAAGTCTAACTATTGAGATAGTGCCATCTTGCGCTCTGGCTAAATCGCGCAGCGCCTTGCCCTCTGTCCTATTTTTGTAATTGACATCAATACCGCGAGAAGAAGATGCCATGGCAACTCCACGGGAGTAAGACAAATGCCCTCTGTTGTAATTGGTGGACATCTTGTCATAAGTCCTGCCTTTACGCCTTGGAGCGCCTAGGGGACCATGAACACCGACTGATCTAAAGACACTTCTAAGTGCATCGCGAGCTGGCGTTCCGAGTTGGCGAGCATCTTTTTTGAACTTCTTCAAAGCCTCTGGACCGAGTTCATTCAAAGCTTTTTCGAGACTTTTTAGGTCAGATAAAACAACTACCGCTTTTGAATTGGTAATGTCCATCTCTTTTAGGGCGTTGTAATCTCCAATGGCCATGCCACTTGCGCCAGCTATTCTGGCCCAACCACTAGCGGCGGACATCGTGTATGACCGAGTTAGCGAGCCAAGAATGGAAGCTAGAAACAAGGGAAACCGCCTTACTTTCAAACAATTCTACCGCAATGAGAAAAACCGCCCCCGAAGGGGCGGTTCTCATTTGCTAACGTTCTTAGCTACTATCCAGCGATACATAGTCCACAACATCCTGTCGCTGAGTTG